GCGCGGTCGTTAGCATCGTCGTGGTCGTTATCATCGCAGTTACCGTCCTCGTGCCTATCGTCGCCAGCAACCAGCTCACTGAGTCTGGAGAGGGAGCGATCGCCAACGCAGCTTCGATCAATGCGATGCTCAACATCATCCCGCTGCTCGTTATCGTGGGAATCATCATCGCTGTGGTCGGAATGTTCCTCTACACCAGGAGGAACTGAGTAGTCGAACGAAAGTCGCGCAAGGGGTCGTGGTCCCTCGATCACGAACCCTTTGCGTGCAAATCTCTTAGAGTTTTCAACTTTTATATCACCTACAATTTGTATATACGTTTGTATATATAAGTATTGTGTAAAGGGTCTGACCTTTCCTAAAAAATCAAATACTGTCCATAAGATTATTCTGTATGCAATTCAACAGAGGGATGGTAGGCGTACTTGTGGTGATCTTTGCGCTTATAGCTTCCGTGATCTTAGGCGTAATTACCAACGTAGATTCGCAGACCGTAAATAAGGATGTTGAGGAATATGTTGCGGATATCACCGGGGGATTTACTGCTGGGAGAGAAAAATCATATTCAGACTACAATCCCTCCAATAACTATAACGGATACACCAACAACACCTATCAAAACAGGTTCGCAGTCGAATTTGAACCGTCGAAATATGTCAATAACTATCCCTTGACCTACTCTGAGAACCCAATCGTATTCGACGTGATGAACACTACCGCACCGAATGTACCTTGGGGTGGATCCAGCACGACATTATGGTATGAGATCTACGGATACAGATCGGTAGATACAAGAGCGAACTACGATTCTGGAACGGTCGTCAAATGCGTAAAATTCAGTGATTTTCTGCCGGATGTGATGCCGTCGAATACTGATCACCTGAAATACATCGAATTTTCAATCTCAACGGGAAAGGACAGTAACGGTCATGCGACCAACACCGTATCGATCCTTACTGGTCCGAATAGACTGTTTTATGATGAATCCTATGCTTGGATAATCTCATCAAGACTGTTCGGAAATACCATATCCGGGGATTACTCAAAAGCACCATACTCCAACGGGGGGAACTCACCGTTCTACCTTTTACCGAATGGCAGCAGTGCGGAGATGATAAAGATCAGGTACGATGTTGCCAACGATGCTCTGGCTTTCTATATGTCCAACGGAGATACGATCACGACCTCGCCGGCAGCGGATGTATATGTCACAGGTACTCATACGATCCATGATTATTATGATGGAGATTTCACAACCACCAGCAATATCAATGTATCCTACTCCTACGAGGACAGCACGCAGTACATTGATACACGTTACGGAGTAGGGGTTCGTAACGGGGAAGAGGTCGAGTGGTTCAATAAACAACAGAACGGAGTGGTAAGTATCGCCTTCTCAGTGTGGGATGAACTGACGAACACATTCACTGATACGGGATCCTATCTGAACACAGGGGTCATACAATACTATGATTCTGCTGATTCCGTAACCTTCTCCGTATCAAGATCTGGTGGTAGGACATACATCTCCATAGACGGCAATACCCCTGTTGATATCGGAACGTGGAAACAGATCCAGATGGATATAGATACGATCAATGGGAAGATCACGGCATACCCTATAAGCACATGGGATAATTTCAACAACTATACGCTTACAGGCACATCCGTAGAGATTGGGGAAATCGCAAAAGGGAATCTTCAAAAGATTGTCTGGACCGCCAATGATTCGTTCAGATTCGAGGTCATCAATACAGTCGTATTCTTCAATTCCTACGGAGTTGTTCTGATCGACCCCTATATCACGATCACGGATCTCTGGCCGGGATATACCCGGTTCATGGTTTCCTTCACAAAGGTTGCAACAGTGGGCAGCCAGATAACGTTCGGATCTACAACATACCCCATCACGGATAACTACATTACAGTAAACGGGACGGCTATAAACGTTACGGATATGGAAGTGTACTATGAAAAGGACGGTAATGACTGGAATCTTACATTTGAATCCGAGAAGAATGTTGCAAAGACCGTAGAGGATTCCACATACATAGGTATGACTGGTACTTGGTATTTCAGTGCAGGATTCTATAATGTGGTAACTAAACAGGTTGTAGAGAGGGTCTGGAATCCCATATACGATTGGTTTGCCGGAAACCTGTTCTTCTGGATGGCGGGCTTTACCTTGGTCGGAGGCATAATTGCATGGAAGTTGGGTTATGCAGATCCGCTGAGCATACTTATTTTAATTGCGAGTGAGGTTATACTCATAATAATCGGAGGCGCAGTATGATAACGTTTACCACAATCCAAGAGGTTCTGGCAGAGACGTTCTTCGACAACAACATGGTGATCGCAGGACTGATGATGTATGTTGCTTTCATAGCAATAGCTTTTGCCATCACAAAGAATCTGTTAGCAGTATTGATCATAGCAATCCCGATCACGCTGATATTCGCATCAATGAGTATTCTCAGCGGAGATCTGCTGATTGTGATGATCATCGTAATCGTAGTAGGTCTGGCATTGACCGCCGGAAGCACATTATCGGGAAAGTATTGACATGAGTGAGCAGAAATTCATCCAAAAATGGGTAATCGTATCCATATTCGTGATTTTCCTAATGCCCGTCATGATAGGGATGTTCTTTCCGAAAGAAACGGGATCGGGGGAGTATTTCAATACCTATGCCAGTGAGGATACCTTGAATGAAATGTCGGATGAATATTTCGCATTTACAGAAGGTAAGGGGTCCACTACCGAAATGCCGTGGACCCTTACCGGGATCTACACACCCTACACAGGTGGGTCATACAAATACACCCAAGACGGTTGGCTATACGGGGGGATGGTTAAGAATTATTCCCCTACCCAATACACGATCGCTGCGCCTACCGCTGATTACCCAACCGTGACGTATGATTCCAGATACAGAGTGGTATATCAGGATGAGAAGGACGGATCGCATGTGTACAGATATGCCCTTTCAGCACAGGAATATAATGGGACTACTCTCTCATCACTGGACCTGCCGGGCAATACTACCCAAGACGGAAAGGTAGATGGTGATCTGTACACTTATGTAACAATGGATGTAACCCAGCAGTCGGAGATATTCTTTACAAGTTCATTGAAACAAACGAGTAATGCGTATTTCTACTATGAGTACACAGGGTATCGCTATGCGTTCCAGCCTCTTTCGGATTACTACATAAGAGGAACGGATGGATCTGCTATCAAGACCAATGCAACGAACACAAGTCTGTCTCTAATCTGGTATAACTTCATAGGAAATTCAGGAATCAGCGGACAGCTCGTTCTGACAGGTTCCGATTCAGGAGTGGATTACATCACGGCGGCAGAGATCGTAACTGCGTTCAATTCGATAAACAACACTGCGAAATTCACAATGAATTTCAATGGCTGCGACATGAATGTGTACATCAGGATCAATCCGTTCTATACCTCTCAGGGATGGTCCGTAGAGGATTGTTATAATAACGGATGGTGGTCCATCATGGTAAGCTCCGTGACCGCTGACATGAGCGCATACACCACCCCCAGCAACCCGATCAACCTTGAGAAGATCTGGGATACGCTGATTGATCTGTTCATGTTCGACATGAGCGATTATCCGCTTTCCCCGATCATGCAGGTATTCTCCAGCCTTGTAATCACGGTTGTACTCTACTCTACGCTGCTGGCTATGGCTGCGCATAACCCCAAATTACTGATCATCGTAGCGGTTATTGCATTGATACAGTCGATAACCGCGTTCATCAATGGACTGGATATTGATTTCAATTTCGATGTAGGTGATTGGATCCCGTGGTGATACGATGGATGACAGAGAGGAATATTCAACACCAGCCAACCCGGAAGGGATTGCCAAGATAATCGTATTCGCATTGGTAAGCATGATCGTTATCACATCGGTAGCATTACCCGTTCTGGCGAGCATAGGCGAAAGAACAGGAACGGAAAGCAATACAGGGGTAAGGATGAGTTGTCTTACCCCGGAAAAATGGGAAGATATGATCGAGATATACGATGATTCCCCCGTCCCTACCCTTCGTCTTACCGGGATCGGTCTGTACATCTCCGGGCGCATAAACGGGGTTTCCGAGTTTACATATCTGGTCCATTCAGAGAACTACAACACAAGTTATCCGATTGCTTTTGAATACATCCATGAAAACTCACAATACAACCATAATGAAAGGATGTATGTGTTGGATACGGATACGAACAGATACACATGCACATATTACAGCCAGACTACAACTGGTTCTTCATACCAGATCAATCCCCCGGTTACCGAGATATCTACTTCGGAGTTATGGTATCAGGATCCCAATGGATCCTATATCATGAACACAGGGGATATGAATATCTCGTCCGGCTCGGTTCTGGGAATCCACATAGAGCAGGGTAAGGTTCTGGTCGCAGATCTTGAACGTGCCAAATATGTAGTGAGCAACGTGCCGGAATATGGGGATTCCACTGTTGATAAGACAAGTCATGATGGGTATGAGACCATCGAGAGCATAAGCTATTCGGGAACGGATTGCACATACTATATCGGTCCGATAGATTACACAGTATCGGAGAACGTACTTGAAGGTACTCCGATAGGTGCGATGATCGGTATCATCCCGACGCTGATGATCATCGGAATCGTAGTGTTCATCGCAAAATCCGTAAGGAGGAGCGACAGATGAATCTGAGATCCATTCTGCCAATCCTTCTCATTCTGGATCTGGCTGTACTCATGACTTGTTCGATGATGTATATCTCGGATGATGTGTCTGCTCCGGGAGATATACCCATCGAAAGGTACGAACCGCAATATGAGCTGATCGAGGAGACCGATACCCACAAGATCTATCGCCTTGACGGATATACGTTCATGGATACCTACGAGGACGGAAAGACAAGAACAAGACTCATCGCACAGACCGAGTTGCACATAACCTTTGTACCTGCGTATAGTTAAATTCATATACAATAAAAGAACCATTAAAATACCGTTCTTGGTATATTACTTACATGGAACAAAAAAACGGTATGCTAGTGGGAATCTTCTCACTTGTTATATGTGTCATAATCGTAATGGGCGTAATGACCCCGATAGTATCCGATTGGACTACCGGGGAAAGGATAGAGAATGAAGATGCTGGCTGGCTTCGTATGAATTATACGGAATCCCCGTCTTATCAGAGTATTGCTGCTGATCTAAGCGGAGAGGGGGTTGTGATCTACAATGACAGTGATGGAACCCCGGAAGGCACCGAGACTTTAAGCGGAACGGAAGATACTATCATCTATGCAGATAACAATCTCGCATTGTGGTATGAGAACGATACGTTATTCCTGCTGGGTCAGATTGACGAGGAACCTATCTTCGTTCAGAGGAATGATGCGATATCGCTGATAAGGGAATCGGACGGGATCAGAGTTTCTGCTACCGACACTCCTACAATAACATTCCCATTCCCTACATACGCCTATGAACCCAATTCAGATGGTAAGTATGCGTTCTTTACTAAGGATACGCCTGTTAAGATGGAATCTGGGAAACCCAATGCGATCATTGGCGGCGGAAATGTTGGAGTATATGCATACAACGACATTTACAGGTACAACGGACTTGGTTTGTATATGCACCCCGTCTATGACGATGACGGGCAGCTTTACGATGCGTACTGGGATAAGACCGCACCGGTGGAATCACAGTCCTTAGATCCCGATGCTCTGGATCCGTCAGCAATCAATCTAACCCCGATGGACATTGATCTCGATCCGATCACGCTCAACCCCGGTGCAAGTCTGATGGCGATGCCTACCCCAACCTACACGGATGGGGATTGGGGATTTGATGTCATATCGGGAACTACAAATGCAAAGATAGTATCTTATTCTGGCGGTGCAGGAAATATAGTCATACCCTCCACAGTATCTAGCGGTGGAGTCACTTATACTGTTACCCAAATAGGAAAAGATACCTATAACGAAGTATTCGATAATTCAACGATTACAGGCAGTACGATTGAGATTCCAGATACTGTAACATATATCGCCACATATGCGTTCAATAATTGCAGTGGTTTTACAGGTGCATTGGTGATCCCCGCATCAGTAAAAAGTATAGGACAGTCAACATTTCAAGGATGTACAGGTTTTACATCCATTGAAATAAAGGGTGTTGAAACTCTTGAAAAAGCTAATACTTTCCAAGGATGTACAGGATTAAAAGGCGATCTTATTCTACCCGATACGTTGACAATGCTGAATGGTAGTTATGTGTTTGGAGGATGTACAGGATTGACAGGAACATTGGTTATACCTAATAGCGTTACCACTCTAGGTGGTCGTGCGTTCCAAGGCAGTACATTTGAAAAAGTAATAATTGCATCAGATGGCATACCTAATTCAAACAATCCATTATTCTTACAAATGACCTCTGTCCCGGAAGTTCTTGATCTGTCGGAAACTGTGGATTATTCGGTTACACGCAGTGGTCTGCCTTCTACGGCAACCATCTATGACACCATCGGAGATTGTTTTGGATATATCTCTTTTGCAGAGATTGTTTCAGACCCCGTACTCACAGGACCGATCGCTACTCTCCTGATCGCAGTACCTCTCCTGATGGTAGTCGGTCTTTCGATCGCAGCTATGAGCGTAATGAGGGGAAGAGTGCAGTAAACCTCTCTCAAACCATTTCCCTTTTCTTTTTATATTTCTATTCAAATTCCACCATCATGGCTAAAACCAAGAAAGTCGGAAAGACTATGAGAGAGGATAGCAAGGGCAACAGAACGGGAAAGTACGGAAAGATCAGGTACAGTTCCAAGAAAAGGAAATCCAGATCCAAGAGAGAGGATGATGGATTCGGTCTGCCGGAGTGGTAAGCGTGTGGGACGATGCCGGACTTTACGACGATCCCGATAGATACGCTCAGTGGGATCAGCCTAAGAAGAAAAGGACAGTCGTTCGCAAAAGGGGAGAGACCACAAGGTACTATGCCCATCGTACCCTAAAGATCCAGTTCCCCCAGACCGAGGCCGAGTGGAAAAGGGCGAAGAAGAAGAGAATGTCGGCAGCAAGGAAGAACCGTGTTTACGGATTCAACTCTAAAGCCGATCCTTTCGGACTTACCAGCACCCAGAGAAGGCAGATGGACTACTATCTGGCTCAGGAGAGGAAGAAGGATGCCGCCCGGATGGGCGTAGAGGATATGCGTGCGCTGCTGAAAGATGAACACTGGGAAGAGGTCTGCGGTCATGTCCGTTGGAAATACGACAAGAAAAGCACGATCAAGGAGTTCAACAGATACCAGCGCGAACACATGAGAATGTATTGAAACCTTAAGCAGGCGTCCTAAAAAATGGGAGTTGGGATGTATGCAGGACGCCTGCATATTATGTATGACGATTCATACATATAAAGATATTGATAACCCGTAGCCAAAGGAGGTGAGCTACGGGGGATGTGCGTGATAGAAAAAGCCACATCCGTTTAGAGTATATAGATACACATATATAATCTTATATAATTCCTAAATAACGTGCATGATACCGACGGTTGCAGATTGAGTAATATCCTAATGGGACCCAGATATTCGGATGAAGATCTGAATGAGATGGGTGAGATCCTCTCCGATATGAGCGATAGATATGATAATGCCAAACTCTCATCGGCAATCCTCTTGTCGATGGGTCTGGCGGCGATACTCATGGGGATTCTCATACCGTCTTGGATGTGCACCTTGATCGGGATAGTGTGGACCGTCATAGGCATAGAGATATTCCAATACCATTACATCAGATACGGTTTTGTAAGGAATCTGCACAACTACGTCCTTATGTTTACTGCAATAAGGATCAGGTGGAAAAATGAAGCAAAAGAAGAAAAGCATGATAGCGACGATTCGTGAAAACTCGAAATCCGATAAGGACAGATTCGCCAGATCCATCACGGAAGGGAAGGACTACGAGAATCTGTACGATATCGGTTCGTCGATGAAGCGCATTGATTCCATGAATCTGCTCATAGGAGTTTCCGGGGTCCTGTTCGGATTGCTGCTCTTTATCGTATCCGTGCTATACCCTTTCATAATGGGTAGGGGATTCCATCTCGGAACGGGAGCGGCGATAGGGATGATGCTGCTGCTTAGCGGCTTGTGCTACTACATAGGAGCATACAGGATCCTGCATCCCCTGTCGATCGCGGTAGCGGTAGAGAAGGACCATGTGATCAGAGGAATCCTGAAAGAGAGACTGGTTGTCTATGAACCCAATATCAGAAAGAACGAAGAAGATTCTGAGAAGGATCTGTAAGGCTACCCCTACGGTATATCTCGCAATCTATGTGTGCGTATGGTTCTCGTTCGTATATGCTACAAAGGATGTTGCGACCGGGGATAAACTGCTGATGCCGGAATATCTGCTGAGCCAATCCCAGACGACCGTATATATCTGGTATATCTGGCTGGCTGGTTCGATAGGGGTAGGTTGGCTGCTCATAAGGTCAATCTGCAATCCGAATATGGACATACTCTATCGTATGGATATGATGGAAAAGAAACTGAATGAAATGGAATCGAATGAGAGGGAATCCAATGAGGGAAATTCTGAAGGTACTGTCGGAAGATCTGTCGCTGAAAAAGGCGATGAGGATCCGTGAGCTGAAAAAGGACATGGAATCCAGATGGGTCAGGAAAACGTTCCTGCCCATCATGTGCGCGATAGTTGTGTTAGCAGTGATGATGTTCGCCATGATCGTACTGACTACCTATTTCGGGGACGGGGATGCCAAGATGGAGGACCTGCCGAACGTAGGGATATCACTGATATTCCTTGTGATCGGCACAGGACTTGGCATGCTCATCGCAAAAGGGGACGATGCCACAATGATCAATGAGATTATCAACCCGATCATAGACCGTACCTTGGAGAAGGCGTGTGAAGATGAAACTGAACACTGAGTTCAAGATCCTCTTTGCGCTGATAATCACTGTCAGCCTGTATCTCATAGGGATGGGTTTTATGGCAACTATCAAGGTCATCCCATTGGATCTTACGAAGATGGGCAACCCTTGGGGTCTGCTGTCCATACTCGAAGGGGTATGCGGGATCCTGACGGTCATGGTATTCATGCTGATATCCAAGATCGGCAGCATTGAAAAGAGGTTAGACAATTAATTTGCCTACAATCGAACGGAAACGCCCTAAAAAACGATTTTAACATTTTTTAGGTAGAGGAACATACCCCTACCTTTATTTTTCGTTTTTAAGGTACTTCTGACGTTCTTCTTCTGCCCATTGATCCGCAAGCCTACGGGATTCGTCGATTCCCGATCTCACGGATCTCATACGCTTTTCCTCTATCGTATCATCGGCATAGAGGTAGTAGTAATTGCAGTGATTGACCTGTCCTTTACGCATTATGCGGGCTTTCGCCTGTTCAAGATTGTATGCGCTTGGAGTAGGCTCGAAGAAGACCATCATATCCGCTGCGAACAGATCTATCCCCTCCGAACCTTTCTGATATTGGGTAACGAAGACCCTGATCCCGGAATCCGATTGGAAATCCTGCCAGACCGATTCTTTAACGGAACTGTCGAATCTGAGGAATCTGATACCTTTTTTTGTGAGATTTTCACAAATACGGTCGATAGACGGTATGAACAATGCGAATACGACGATCTTCCTATCCGTACTGTCCACTATCTCATTGAGGGCGTCCATCTTGGCGGTAGGGAAACTCTTGACGGAATGATCGTTAAGGAAATAGAACCCGGAGCATACCTGATACGCTTTTATGGATGCGACCCCGGCAGTAGAGAAATCCACATCTTCATTGGTCTTCAGGATCATGCTCTTGTAATTCCGTAAGGATTCCTTATCCAGACTTACCGGGATATCAGTCTCGGTAGATTCGGGCATATCGAAACATTCTCTCAGCCGGGCAACGGTACCGTATTCGTGTTTAAGCGATTCTAGGGCATCAGAATCGTATCTGACGGGATTTCCGAAGTAATCCTTGGTAATCACATACCTACGCTCAAAATCCCTATAATCGGCAAATAAGGACGGTTCTACGAATTTCAACTGCCCGTACAGTTTGATGTACCTGCCCAGATCCTCTGTTCCCGTCATGATGAATCTGTGCTGCGTGAGGGATACCATCCTGAGTATCACCTTGGTCTGAACGGATTTCGGATCCCCCAGCCTATGCGATTCGTCACAGAATATCGCACCCCAATGATGATTCACTGTCGGTCTGATCTCGTACTTGTGCGATCCTTTCTTTCTGATGGGGTCCTTATTGCGTATCCACACGGAATTGTAGGATATCAGCGTGACCGCATCCCTGACAAGCTCTATCTCAAAATCCGAATAACCGAAAAGGCTCATCTTGGTTATCGCCGCTTTCCAAGAACCGATCAGAGCAGCAGGGCATATCACAAGAACATTCTCTATCTCTCCCGATACGAGGTTGTCATAGATCCAAGACAAGGCTATCATCGTTTTCCCGGTACCGGCCTCTGCGAAGATACCCAATGAGCCTTTCTCATCCATAAGCCGGATGGAACGTTTTTGATGGAGTGCGAGGGAAAGCAATTCACTTTCCCCCGGTCTGCGGAGAACATAGATGCAGACAATTATGTAAAAAAGTACACATATTAAAAACCATACATTCAATCCAATACATCGGGGATAGTCGCTATGAATTTATTATCCGATTCGTAGATGTAACCATGACGATAGAGATACTGCAATTCCTCTATTGAGAACGTCAGGTTAGGGATCGGTTGGAAATCCTTGATCTCCCCGGATGCTATCATGCGTTCGTATTTCTCTACCAAAGGGTTCATGAGTGTGTATAATAATTTGTATATATATGAGTTTTTGGGAAATATTTGCGATAACATTACGAAAATCAGTGATGTTAATAAGATAACTACGCGCACGCACGCACGCGCTATATTACGCGCACGCACGCACGCACGCGCACGGTTTCTCCTATTGTTTAGTATATTGAAACTACTATACAATAATATTATTTAATTTAATTAAAATATGATATTATTATATTACTTATGTAAAAAGTATTTAAAGGGTATATAAAGAACGTCCTAATATCAAATTTTTCGTGTAGAATTACATAGTATCAATCGTATTACCCCCCTCTCATTCTTTTTTCAATATTTTTTTTGACACACTCATTTTTATATCACTAAGTAATACAATCATTCGGAGAACATGTTATGAATCCCACCACCATCGTAAACCTTGAAAAAGAGGGTACTACACCCCGCGATCTGATCAAGATGTTCGAGGATGAGGACCTGCCCGAAAGCCGGGTGATCCGCAAGGATATCTCTATCGAAAGGGTATTGTGCGTGATAGATCCCGATCCCCTGAATTACAATCTCATAACCACCGACGGGAAGATGACCGTGGACAGAGATAACATCGTGCGTTATCTCATCGACTGCAAGATCATCTATGTCGGAACGATACCTTTCATGTTCGACGGATGCGTGTACAGGCGCATAGATTCCGATGCGGTCGCAAGGGTCATCTACAAGGCGATCGACAAGTATCCCTATCCCCGTCCGTTCCCTACGGTGAACATGATCAAGGATATCCAAGCCAAACTCCGGGCGGTAAGTACCCCTCTGGATATGGAACGTCCAAGTCTTGAATGGGACCCGGACGGATGGTATAACGAGGATGAGCTGATCCCATTCGACAACGGTCTGTACAACTATGTCCATGATGAGTTCCTGCATTTTTCCCCGTTGGTCTTCTTGACCCATCAATTAGCGGCGACCTACGATCCGAAAGTTACGGACCATCCCGTAGAGGAGATCTACAAGAAGATACTGCCGAACGACGGTACCAGAAAATTCTTCTTCGAGATGGTCGGATACTCTCTTTTCTCCAATAAGATGTTCCCCCCGGCGATATTCGTGATATACGGACCGGGAAATACGGGAAAGACCGCATTACAGAAGGCGGTGACCGCATTGGCTGGGGAGTATAACATATCTTCATTATCCATCACACAGATTACCGAGACCTTCATGACCGTGAAGCTGATGGACAAACTCATCAATATCTGCGGTGAGACGGGAACGGGCAATACCAACTCTAAGGATAAAGTGGACGGGGAGTTGCTGAAAAGACTGTCCGACGGGCAGCCGATCACGGTCAGGGAGATATTCGGCAGACCGTTCGAGATATCGAATTGCGCCAAACTATGGTTCATTACGAATACGATGCCTGATTTCGGAGATACGTCATCTGGATTGTACAGAAGGATCTATGTCATCCCGTGCAGGGAAGAGCAGGATAAAGCGTCTAAGATATGGGATAAGATCGTAGAACCCAAGGCGTTATCTTGGCTGGCTAATAAGGCTCTTGAAGGCTACCGGGATTTTCTGGATAACAACAGTCAGTTCCACACGTCCCCTGAGATGCAGACCGAGATAAGATCCTACAAAAAGCAGGAGGCGTTCATGGACTTTTTGGAGGAAAGGTTCGATTCTACGGATAAGAACGTCATTCCTGCACAGTTGGACGGATACATGGTCGGGGATCTTTACAATGATTACAAGGATTTCTGCTACAACGGTGGCGGCAGACCTTTATCCATCAGAAAGTTCAGTGAGAAGATCAGGAACGAATACAATCTCAATACCGTCAAGATACATACCTATCAGGAGGACGGAAAGCCTACCTATCGTATGAGATTCGAGATACCGCCTAAGAGAAAGTGATGTTAATTTGTATATATTTATATATACGAACCTATATATTTTCAATATCTTACCTATATGGTAGAGGTGAGTTCATGCAAAAGAAATCATCAAAGAAGTTATCGGCGTCCTTTACGCTGATGGTAATCGCCATGCTTTCACTGGTTGGCGTAGGCTTTGCAGTTGGATATTCAGGTTCCGCAACGGTTACGGACAATCAGGCTGATTCCCAGACCGTTACAGTGGATCTGGACAAGTTCTCCGGGTTCGTTTCCGGCAGTTACACGGTCAATACCGTCAATGACGGTTCTGCAATCACTCTGAACACTCTCAAGAAGGGAGATTCGGCAGCGACCCTTGATTCCCTTGAGTTCGCATGGGATTCGACAGAATCCAAGTTCACGGTTACGGATGCGGATGCTGGGTACGATTGTTCCAAGATCGGAGAGATCACCGTATCCGTCAAGCAGCTCGGAGCAGCGGATCCCACTATCGCTCTGACGATCGACGGCGCACAGGCAAGTATCGTTCATCAGTACGGACTTTCGTTCCTCTATGTCTATGACGGAGAGGTCTTCGATCCTGCCGACGGAATCAGTGTCGCCATGACTAACGGAGAGGGTTCCGCTGTCGTATCCGCATACGTTCTGTACAGCAAGTCCGTTCCGTATGCCAACCTTGGCGATATCGACGTGTTCACACTGTCCAGTGCGGCGATCACGTTCACCGCAACGGTCTGAACCTAAACCCTTTCCCATCAAACCTTTTACTGAGGTAGATATGAAAAGAATAATCCCTATTCTGCTGGCTGTCATGGTGCTTTCCATCCCGGTAGGGTATGCGCTTTCGTACACGGGATCCGCTGAATGTTCTGCGGGTCCCTCCGACGGATCGTGTATCATCGTCGAATCATGTGTAAGGGATGGGGATATCTACACTCCGTCAGGGGTATTCACCGAGAAAGCAACGGTCTCAAAATCTAATAACTTATATACTATGTCTGCAACGGACGTGCTGCTGACCCCATCTTCACTCTATCTTCACATATACGGGATAGGGATAGATGAGGATATCACGGTCTCCGCATTGGCTGACGTAACGGGAGTAGGATCTTGTACGGTGTCCTTGGATGATACGGTGTTGTCATCGGACAGAACGGTTCCGCAAGGCTATCATAAGTTCGCTGTAACGTATTCGGGAACGTACTCTGGTGCGAGTATGCCTACGGCAGAGATCTCTCTTTCCGTCTATGCTACGGTGTCCTCTACGGGATCGTATGTAACCCTGTCCGATGGGTTAAGGCTGAAAGCGGATTCGCCATCATCGGTACTGGAGATCCTTGAGGATAGCAACCCGGAGATAGTTGCATCCGAGGACTACGGGTTCTCTACGAACACGTCCGTAAATCACGGGAATAACTATCCAGCAGCCAATATCGCCAATGAGAACAACAACAGAGGCGGTATCTCCGACAATCAGGGGAATATAGATCTTGAGATAACGATCCCGTCCGGACCCGCTTTCGTACTCTATCTGAGGACTGCGGGCAACAATACGTTCCAGCTCACTATGACGAAAGGCGATCAGGTTCTGGTATCGGGAACGGTCACGTTCAATTCCGGGATCGGCACATCGGGATACTATCTGTCATCCTATTCATCGGACGGTTCGTCCAGCGGTTATTTCTATTCGTCGATCAACAACGTCAATACCTATAACGCATGGATGAACGGGGATTCCGAAGATATCAAGATTCGTATCGTAACGGAGGACGGTCAGGAAGCGTCCCGCAACCTGAAGATGGACATTGTGTTCAGAAAGGAATAAACGTTTTATAACCCCAATCTTTTTTCGATCATGACGGCAGAAGGATCTTGGTCATGTTATCTCCTACTGCCGTCGCTCATTCTTATGCTGCGTAACTCTGAATCGGAGATTTTTTCATTGGTTCTATAAAAATATATAAATATGTGTGTACGTTTTTATATACTATGGAAATCGGGGAGAAAATCTCATTTGTACGCAAGACATTCAGATACGGAAATTCTGTCGGAATCGTGGTTCCGGCTCAGATGAGGGTCGCGCCGGGAGTGGTTCTCAAGGTTGTGATCGAGAGGATAGATCCTACTGCTAAACCCTAATTTACATACGTTTATACATACGTTTATATATCCCCATCCACATTCTTTTCTTGTCCTCTGATATAGGACAAGGTGAGAAGAATGAGTAAAACCGAGTTTTACACGAAGTTGTCCAAGTTCGTGGAGATCCTGTCAAAACAGGATTGGACCCCGGACGGATACAACGACAAGCAGGATTACAGTTTCATCTCTCATAAGAAGATGAAGAACAATGTATCCAAGGCGATCACCGAGGCGAAGCTGGTCTGGAATATCAGTTATTCCGATTGCCAGATCTTAGAGCCGATCGGTGCGATGAAACAGCATTATCTTCTGAAAGCGGTCGCTACCATAAGGGACTGCGAGGACCCCGATGCTTACGAGACCTACCAGGCTTTTGGGGAGGCTGCCGATTCCGGGGATAAGGCTATGGCGAAGGCTCAGACCAGCGGTTTCAAGGCGATCATCAATAACAATTTCTTCATCAGCGATCTGGATGTTGAAGGGGAGAATGTTGTTGAATCGAATGATGCTATAAAGGCTCAGTCTGCTACGTCTTTCCAAGCGAACAAGGAGATCGTCAAGGAAAAGGTCATCAAGAAATACTTTGACCCTGCTGAACACATCGAACCCAAGAAACCCGTTGAGGGCAACATAACCGATACGCAGCGCAACGTTCTTGATAAGATCATAAACAAGGCGAGGATAATGTCTGAGACCGAGCTTATGAGATTCGGGAACATCGCACAGATGGAATCGGAGTATGCTGCCGTCAAGACCGCAGATGATGCCATGAAATTCATTTCAGCCTACACAGGGGTATTGAGATGCCCGTGATCATGCCATCCAAACAGGGATTCAAGGAGAATCCCGACGGCTCTTTCTCAATCACTGAGAAAAGGGTAGAATACGGAAAGATCACGGGTACCCAGATCTCCGGGTTGCTGGGAGTGAACCCTTGGCAGACCCCGTTCAGTACATGCGTTCGCATGATGAGACTGTTCAGCGAGGATATCTCGGATAAGCCGGCTGTACACGCCGGATCAGTGATCGAATCGAAGATCCTTGATTATCTGGGTGCAGTGCATGGCGATGATATCTTTGAGAAGAGGGAAGGGGATCATGAGGCTTGGGTAAGCGATTTCGAGGATGAGATCTTCGGAGGTCATATCGACGGACTGATGCCCGACGGTTCGATAGTCGAGATCAAAACATCATCGAGACCGAAGGACTGGATAGGGGGAGTTCCCGTTTACTACCACATGCAAGCGTCCCTGTACGCACATTTCTTCAAGACGAACAACATCGTTTTCGGGGTAGGATTTACCGATGCAAAGACATTGGCAGACCCGGATTCGTTCGTTCCCAATGAGGACAATACCGTAAGGATCAACGTCAATGTGATGGACGGTTTCGAGGATATGATGGCAGAGGCCGAGAGGATCTACCGCAATACCGTTCTGAAAGGAGTGACCCCCGTACCAGATATGCTCAATCCGATAGATGCCGAGATATGCGGATATCTCAAGGCTCAGTTATGGAATGAGGACGAGGCGAGAAAGGAAGCCGACCGCGCTGGTGCTATCGCAAAGGATCTTGATGCCATGAAGAAGATGCAGACCGATCTGGAGAAATCCAAGCAAAAGCTCAGTCTGTACCTTGATTTCAACAACAGCGTTGAGATTGTCGGCGACAGTGCAACTGCGAGGAAATCTACCTTTACAAGGACCTCTGTCGATACAAACCAGTTAAGGAAGGATGGTCTCTATGACCTCTATGTGAAAGAAAAGGAGTACAACGTACTGAAAATCAACAGGAAGTGAAAATGTGGCATACACTATCACAAAATGGGCATTGTCCGATATCCCGGACAATAAGATCGGAGATGCGAACAACGTAACCAGTTTCAGCGAGAACGGTATCAAGACCGTTAAGATCCTTGATGCCAAGTATTTCGATGAAACTGCCGAGAGGGAGACTGACAGGAATACCTACCGTCTCTCCATCGAGTGCATCGAGGGGGGTCAGGATGCCGGAGCAAAGGCTAATCTGACCTACTGGCTGATGGATAAGAAAACTGGACTGATTAACTCCAAGACATTGGGAACGATGGTAAGTCTGGGTAAGGCGATCTTCGGAAAGGAGTTCCCGGACAAGGCTGTACCTATGCCCGATGATATCATCGGATCCGTCGTCATGGCGGATATCACGATATCGAAACCCGATGCGCTGGGAAGATCCTTTACCAGAGTTTACAGGTACGAGCCAGCAAGCGTTGAGTTCTCTGCGTTCTCCGAGATAGAGCAGTATTACAGGGGAATCGCAAATGATGCCGGAGGCGAAACTAAAAACTGAGATCAGGAGATACCTGAACGGAATCGGTGCGTTCTGGTCCAACGTACAGGGCGGACCCGGTTCCAAACCCGGTGATCCAGATATCGTAGTCTGCTACAAAGGGCGTTATATCGCCTTAGAAGCGAAATCGCCAACGGGGGTGCAATCCCCTATCCAAAAGGTGCGGATGTGCGAAATTCGGGATTCCGGGGGTATCTATGAGATCGTAAGAACATTGGACGATGTGAAGAAGATAATGGAGACGATTGAATGATGGATATCAAAGTGAACACACAGGATCTGTTCTCGCTGCTTTCGTATGCGAAGATCTACACTGACGAGGCAACACTGAGGATCGGCAACGGTAAAGCGGAAATCCTTGAAGTGGATGGGACCCACACACAGATGATCAACGGATCGATCGCATGCGATTCCGATGCCTGCGAGATCCCGATCAACCTTGAGAAGACCATCAAGGCGATATCGGCAGTCGGGAAGGATGCCGTACTGAGCATTGATGAGGATGCCCTTACCGTACAGGGCGCACATTCCAAGATCAAGATCCCTCTCATGGTTAGGGAAGCCAATTTCAAGTGGCCTCCGAAATTCGATGGAGAGGCGAAAGCATACTGTGAAATCCCCCCGTCCCTGCTGGCTCCGATGCTTTCCTACGGAGAGTACACAAGTTCGGGAAAGGCGGCGTTCATCATAGGGGATACCAAGATGAGGATCGAGATCGGAGAGGTCCCGGACATATCCGAGCTGGAATCCCCGAACACTGCGGTAGGGGACTGCAAGGTTACTATCGACCTTACATATCTGAACACGCTGATAAAGAACATCAAGGGAGTACCCAGCGTTACTGTCTGCGGTTATGCCGACAACAATCCGCTGCTTTTCAAGTGGGCAGACGGAACGGGAGAGTTCAGGGTGCTGATTGCTCCGAGGATCGAGGATGAGTGAGATGGAATCCAGACTTTTCTACATCACTGGAAGGATCGAGCAGAAGACCACCCTTGAGGAATTATCGAGGATCGACAAGAATCTGCGCAGATACGGTGTCGATACCAACGATGAGTACGGATTCTATAAGGATCTGAATGGGGAGATTGAGATCAGGAACGTCCTCTATGAGCAGTTGGAGGCAATCTACCGTCAGGTATTCTGGAATCTGAGGATCAAAGTTACCCAGATCGGGGAGCAGGTATTCAATGAGGATACAGAGGAAGTGGATGATCATGTCATTTATGACGAATCTTTCAAGCCGGAACGTCTTACAGAGGCGTGGACGTTCGTAGAGGACTACATGGATGGCAAAAAGACCCCCATGAAGATCTCTGAGGAAGATTGGTACCGCAATCTGAACAAGAAACTCAATAAGGGGAATGAGGACGAAAGCGATGAGGACGAGGGCGAGGATGATGATGAAGAATGATTCTGCTGCCGATCTCCTGAAATGCTCCAGAACCATCATCGAGAACATTGTTGCCCGTAACTATCAGGGTTACAAGGTCAAGGTGAACGGGGAGTGGTTCGAGATCAATGTCTGTGCATGCGAACCCCCGGACTGCGAAGGACCTATAACGGACGTGGTTCTATGACCGAGCTGGCATACTACAATGACGAGATGCTGGACGTCATGGAACCCGTTGATGAACAACTCAAAAGGAAAGGACTGACCGAGGATAAGATAGAGTACATCCGTATGAAGGTCTATGGGGATATGTGCTGCGATGAGCTCTATAAGGCAAATTGCGCCAGACCCATCATAGACTACGGGATCCCGGAAGTCAAGTGCTTTACGATGTTCCTGCCATTCAGCGGAGAGAACGGGTCCGTAATCTACCGTGATACGATCATCAAATACTGTCCGTTCTGCGGTGAACCTCTTAGGGGGAAGATCACTCTGAATCCCAGCAAACCCATCGAGGCATACGATGAAGAAAACTGAAAGACCCTATCTTGAACCCTGTCCGTTCTGCGGTTGTACTGAGTTGATCATAGCCAACCTTTCGAGTACCGTCAAGTGTACCCGGTGCGGAATGGCGTGTACGATGAGTACCAAGCATATCTCGGCAGCAGGTGCGAAAAGAGAAGGTAGATTGAATATGCTGGCGATGTGCTGGAATCAGCGTGTGAAGTCTGAATAAACCTTTTTCCTCTTTTTCTTTTTCATTCTTTTTTCAATATATTTATATATACATTTGAATATGTACTGTCAAGGTGAAAAACATGCAATACGATGAGTTCATGGAAAAAGCCAATGTGAAAGTAACCCCGGAAGAGTTCGACAGGATCCAGTACGTCTATGTGTTCGGACCCCACAACATCATCGGGGGATTTGTAACCGAGTTCTGCAACTGGTTCAATGCCAATGGCGGTATGAGAGCAATCAACGACATGTATCCCTTCGTCGAGGCGGTCAAGAAAGGCTGCGAGGCAGAGAACAGGTACAGTGCCGAGATCGAGGATCTGAAAAAGGATATCGACAAACTCACAAGAGAGGTTGAGGTCTATCGCAGTATCGTCAATGAGGACGACTTGATGGAGTTGATCGAGAAAAGAGCGTCGAGGGATGACCTTATCAGGTTCATCAGTCAGATGGGGGAGTGAAAGATGGCAGAGGCACACAAGATCTTCTTCTCACTGAATGAGCATGTGGGCATCGCAGTCCTTTCCGAGATCATGAGAGAGTTCCATCAGGTACCGGAGACTACCGAGTATTACGGGGATTGCGCCTTTTTCCTCTATCTGGATAAGGAATCCACCGAATATCTGAGGGAGCAGTTCGATTGGGCGATAGTTGCTATGCAGGATTTTGATCAGGAGAACGAAGAAGGGGATTATGTCTGCGGATCCCACTGTGAGGACTGAATATGGCGAATCTTGAGGAAATCCGTAAAAGGGTCGTGAAATCCGGGGGCAGCCTGTGTCTCAGGCTTACCAAGGAGTTCGAGATAATGGACGTCAGAGAAGGCGATGAGGTCATAATCTCAATCCAGAAGGTATATCAGTGAGGGATTACGCAGCGATCCGTGAGAAAGCCAAGGAGAAAGGCTACAAGGATATCTGTACGGCGATGTGCGATGCCTGTTACAACTGTCTGTCCTATCAGAAAGGCGAGTGCGTTTATGATGCGGATCTGCAAGTGAACGTCCTTTTGAGGGGGGAGATGTGATGTGGGAAATAGTTAAGGATGTTCGTAACGGTTCTATCGAGGACTGGAAATCGGATGACGATTCGATGAGGAAATGGCTGCTGGACCACCCCCCGTATATCTATTGGAATTTTATACAGGATACCAAGAACAAACGTATGTTGGTATTCGACGGACCTGTTCTCAATGAGGGTAATGACACTCTATGCTATGAGATCCATTGTAATAACATGAAAGAGGTCTATGGCAGATTGACGATAATGGAGCGTAACCTGAGAGAGAATATGAGATATGCTCTGAAAAGCAGAAGACCGGGATTAGGGATCAGTGGGGATACCGTTCAGTATCTATGCGACAAGTACAGATTCGATAATTACGGGTCGGATAGCGACTGTTTTGATTGGATATCCAAAGGATACCCCGAAGGGGATTATGGGTACGGGGTCTATTCGGAGATCAGATTGAACCAGATCCGCTATCCAGACGGTTCAGAATGGGATACCTACCAGAACGAACGTGGACATACTAAGAACGATCCCAATCACAGAGAGCGTATCTCATGGGCGAGACGTATTGACGTAAGCGTTAATATGACGATGAGTACGCGCGATACGCCCACGGGAATAATCGACAGGGCGGTTAAGTTCGTTGAGAATCCAGAGCTCATAAGGCTATTGCAAGAGGTGTTCAGAGAATGACTGACTGGCAGAAGGTTTACGAGGTTCTGGACAGGACGATAGAGGTCTATGAGGTCCGTGACCCCAAGGTGACAGCGGAACGGTACGAGTTGAAGAGGAAGTCTATCGAATGGTTCATGAATGAATTGAAGAAAGGACCTATACCGGGAGGTACTTTAGCCGATACGTCAGAGGATATCTGGGGTTTTGGTGGTACTGAATGGGATGCCGTCAGAGATGCCATTCGTGTGATCTATGAGGATAAGTGTGCCATCTGCGGTAAGCCAGCAAGAGAGGTCCATCACATCAGACCCAAGCATCTGAATGGTAAGAATCACCCCCGTAATCTGATCCTCTTATGTAACGACTGTCATGATGAGGTCCATAGAAGGATCGACCAAGGTATTCAGGATGTGCTGAATGAATCATTGAGCATACCCCCGAAGGTTGAATCCGTATCATTGAGGAATTTCTTATGAATCTTGAGAATTACGGAGGATTATGCTGATGTTGAGAGTTATAGAATTATTTTCTGGAATAGGCGCACAGGCTGAGGCTCTTAAAGAGCTGGGTCTGGATTATGAGGTCGTCGCAACGTCCGATATCGACAAACATGCCAATCTCGGATATGAGGCGATACATGGGAAAGTGAACAATCTGGGGGACATTACCAAGATCGAACATTTACCTGAGTGCGATCTGCTGACTTACTCATATCCCTGTACCAGTATCTCACTGGCTGGTAAACGTGAGGGGATGGTAGAGGGATCAGGTACCGCATCATCCCTATTATGGGAAGTGGGTAGGCTGCTGGCAGATATGAAGGAGAGGAAGATACTGCCGGAAGTGTTGCTGATGGAGAATGTGGATGCCGTACTCAATAAGGTCAATAAGCCGGAGTTCGATAGGTGGTGCAATATCCTGTCCGAGATGGGATACTGCAATTCCTACACGATCATGAACGCAAAGGATTACGGTACCCCCCAGAATCGTAAACGTATCTTCATGGTATCTACCCTTACTATGGGGGAGTTCGTATTCCCAGATCCGTGTCCGGACGGTCGCGTATTGCGTGATGTTCTGGAGCAGGACGTTCCTGAATCGTATTTCCTTTCGGAGAAAAGGCTGGCTACGTTCAAAAGGCATAAGGAGAGGAACGATGCCAAGGGCAACGGATTCGGATTCAAGGTCCATGAGATAACCGATGAAGAGAGAGAGAGAGAGGAAGGGGATTGTTCAGCCAGCGTTACAAATTCGGCAGACAGATATTGCGCTACATGGATCGGCATACCCAAAACCGAGTGCCAGAGGGAATCTGGTGTGGATGATGAAAAGAACGGATGTATCTGTGTAGGGAACATAAACGAAAAGGGCTGGTTTGAATCCGAACAGAGAGTGTATGATAAGAGAGGTTGTTCCCCAACGATTGTTGCCAGAGGTCCGAGGATGATAGAACAGTCCATAGAAATTGCAGGTGATCTGAACATCCCCAACTGGCATAATACCGATAGGTGTGTAGCAGGTGTGAATGGTATATCTCCTACGATCTGCGCCCAAGCCAATAATAAAAAGACGAAGGTGCTGATAGAACCCAAGGATTCTGATGAGATCATAAAGACTGGGGAGTTGGATTAGTGAAAATTGAGATAGAGGATGCGCAGATACTTACACAGAAACGCAGTGAATTAGGTAAGAGGATCAGAAAAGAGTACGAAAAAGGAACGGTAAAAAGGACGTGGAGAGAAATGACGGATCTGGAACCAAAAGAGGAAAGAACATCCAACACGATCACTGGAGTTACAAAGGATAACATGGTAGTGATCACAACAAGGAAATATCCATGCGATAACAAGGATGGATATATAGAGGTCAGAGAGGGCGACGGGGTAGTTACAGGACGTCCGTATGCGTGTGGGAAATCCGCACAATCTCAGCAGTCGCCTACGATCATCACAGCCAAGGGCGGCGGCAGTGGAGTTGTGGTTGCCGGGGATCTCACGGATTCCAATGTCGAACAAGCTACACGGGTCTATGATGCAGATGGCTTATCCCCTACCGTGATTACCCCGAAAGGCAGCGGAAGCAAGACCAAGATTGCCTGGCCTAACGATACGAACGGAACGGTCGAAGCCAATTATCCAGATTCCAGCAGGGAAAAGGAACAGGAATCCCAGTATCCGATGGAGAAACTGAGGATCCGTTATCTGACCCCAAGGGAATGTCTTAGATTACAGGCTTTCCCGGATGATGCGATAGACAAGTTACAGGCTGTCCTATCCAAGAGCGCATTGTATAAGGTTGCCGGAAACTCCATCGCAGTCTGCTGCTTAAAGGCGATCTTCAAGGGAATCTATATCGACAAGACATTCAAGAAGGACAAGCAGAGTAGGATCGAATCGTTCTTCTAAACCCTTTACACTATTTTTATATACATAAAATATTATACAATAGCATTAACTCATAGGTGTTAATAATGACTGATAACAATGACGATTCGGGAACGGTAATAATCGACTTTACGGATGATATGACCTTTGCGGATATCCCGACAAAGACCCTTGATGAATGGTTGTGAGATACCCTTTACATTAGTTTATATATGTAAACATATATACATAAGCACATAAAAGGAGGCATAACATGACTGCAATACCAACAGGATGTTCCGGGCAGAGCAATCCGCAGCCTACACTTAAACCCTGTCCGTTATGCGGCGGTAATGCAGTATGGACCGGGTGGTATCTGACTACCGCAATACTCTGTCAGGATTGTGGTCTGCAACTGAGTAATGATGACTGGGATCTTAACAATTCGGCAGAGATCAGATCTAAGTTGGCTAAGAAATGGAACAGGAGAGTGAACGAATGACCAATGAAGAACTGATGAAGAAGGCCCAGGATCTCATCGGGTCTTGGATCTATGATAAGACAGACAAGAACGAGTACCTTTACGCATACGATTGCTACGATTGGTGTTGCGAGGATGATGTGAAGTTGTGTTGCATAGCAATCAATTCAGAAGTGTCCATAGTCCAGTCATACGTCAAGGAAACGGAGATCTGGATGTCTGAGTTCGACGAGTATTACCGCAAGGTATCCGATGCCAAATGTATCAAAGCGTGGGAGAAAATCAAAAAGCATTACGACAAGATATTCAAAGGGGGAATGAGCGAATGACCGATTTCGAGATGGACAAGGTGTACACGATCACAGGGCGGGAGTTCCTATCTCTCCTATCTCTAATCCCTGATGGGGATGAGAAAGCCAAGGTGATAGTGGAGAATGTGGCAGGTAGAGAAAAGTCAGGAAAAGTCAATGAAGGTCAAAATGACTTTTTGAAACCCTGTCCGTTCTGCGGTGCAAAAGCGATGCTGGTCTATTGCGTACATGGTGTAGGTGCTAATTGGGGAGTCGAATGTACCGAAACTCACGCACATAGAATGGAGTTCGGCGGTACGCAGGATGAAGTCATCAAGGAATGGAACAGGAGAGCGAAAGAATGACGTATGAATGGATTGTCGTGTTATGTCCGTTGATGATATGGGCGATGATCCCGTTCGTGATGTGGAAAGAAAGCAGGAGGCTGATTGAATGATTGATGACGATCTCAAACCGTGTCCGTTCTGCGGATGTGAGATGTGTATAGCGATTAGGAGTTATAGACTCGTAAAAACCCAACACTATTCAATCGTACATCCTGACAATGGGTGTATCTTGGAGGACTATGAGAGTCGTGAGACCTCCGCGCGTGGTGAACTGGTTGATAAGTGGAACAGGAGAGTGGGCGAATGACGGGGTACTTATATCGTCTGATTCTGGATGTGACGATTAAAGCCGATTCTCAAAAAGATGCTGACGAAATCGCCAGAAATCTGAATGTGAATGATATGGACGCAGAGATATGGTCAAGCGAATATAGGTACATGGGTATTGATGAAGAGGGGGCAAAAGAATGACCCAACTGTGTCCGTATTGTGAGTCCAAGAACGTCAAGGTATTGGGAGAGAAGACGCTATGCAAGGAATCCCACTATCCCAATCGCCAGATCGAGATCACCCAGCAGAGGTGGAGATGTAACGATTGCCGGAGGACATTTTCTACGAAATTTGCATTTTGAAGGAGGGAAATAAGAATGAAGAAGTACAAGTGCAGAATATGCGGAAAGAAGGTAGCATGTCTCCGTAGGGGGATGTGTTTCGATTGCAATCTGATGATTGCGGAAGAGGTAGAGGCGCACGAACACACATGCAACGAACAGGAGAAGATCAACGAGGGTCTTTTCCAGTTGATCCAGTTGCAGCAGGATATCATTGACGAATTGGTAAAGCATATCGACAACGAGGCGATCACACAGGCGATCGCTACCCGCAGGGAGATATGTAAGAGGTACTACGGTGCTGTGGCAAGAAATGCCTACCACTCTTGGAAAGAAAAGCTGTGAGAGTGGCAGAGTGGCTGTGGATAAACGTCTGATAACCGAGAACGATCAGTGGGCGATATACAGTACAAGCGCGACCCGTTCGATGCAGAAGGATCTGGATGCCTTTACCTCTAATGGTGTGCGTATAGGGGATCGTTATATGGTCCATCTGGGAGAGAGGAAGGACACACAGGACGATTACTATCTCATATTCGATAGGAGAACTGGTAAAGCGGTACATTGTTTCAGGGATTATACCGAGATTGCCGTACAGAAGATAATCCTTGAGGCTTTACTGAGAGATGAGAATGACATTGTAGAGATGGCAAAAAGGAGAGTGAAGGAATGATGGTTACGGAGACCTGCCACTATTGTTCCAAATACAAAGACGGTCAGTGTACCTGTTGCGACTGTATAAAATGTCGTTACTGTCCAATGCCCCGGAAAGCGATCCTAATCGTATATGGGAGAGAAAGAGAATGACCGAAGAACTCTATGGAATAACGAAAGGCGCAACAGAATATGTGATTCATTGTATGTACTGCGACTATGAAGGGGTGCATCATTCACACACGAAGAAAACCGCTATTGAAGTTTTCAAATCGAATGGTTGGAAGATATGTCGCAATCACGCAGTCTGCCCAAAATGTATGGGTGTGATTGAATGACCGAACTGAAACCCTGTCCGTTCTGCGGTCGTGCAGTCAAGATCATACATGTCGAACCATGTGGTTATAATGTCGTTAATTTCGGTGATGAATATGCGGTCGCAATAGTCCATGAAGAGAGATGGGGAGAAGAGTGCATGATCGACAGCATGGGGGCATACAACCAACGTGAGGAATCTATGATGATAGATTTGTGGAACAGGAGATCGAAAGAATGACCGAGTTGAAGTCGTGTCCGTTCTGCGGTGAAGATGCAGTGTTGTTCGAGGTAAAACCGATTTGGTGGTATGCACAATGTACTGGTTGTAGATGTTATCAGGTATCTCATTCTAAGGATGAAACTATACGCAAATGGAACGGGAGAGTAAAGGAATGACACAGCCAATCGACAAATTTACGGTCAGCGGTAAACTCATCAAGTGGGATATAAACAAGTTCGAGTTTACCTTGGAAACGCCTGTCGGGGATATTAAGATCAACATCGAAAAATGCAACAGCCAGATGCTCAATGAGATGGTCGATGCGATGAGACTTAGAAGAGTTGTAGAGTTTAAGGTGGTGGGAGAATGACCGAACACATACTGAAACTGAATGACAGATATTTCGATGCCGTAGCCAACGGCATCAAGACATTCGAGATACGCAAGAACGATAGGGATTACAAGGTCGGAGATACGCTCGTATTGAAAAAAGTGGATGATGACGGTAAATTCCTAACGTATGCTGATCATAATCTTGGGATGAATCTCAATTATGAGATCAAGGTCGCAATAACATACATACTCACACATGACGAGTTCGATGGAATAAGCGAGGAGTATGTGGCATTGGGTATTAGGAGAGTGGGAGAATGAGTACATTCAAGGATATAGAGATAACATACGGGGGGATCAATCCGTATGGTGTTTTGCGTTTTGCTATGACACTGGTAACATGCAGCGGACGTACAATAGTGGATATTGCGGAAACGGATTATATAGCATTTACCATCGAACATTTCAACGAAGAGAATCTGGATGAATTAAAGCGCAAACTGACTGCGATGGCTGATTTTCAGGATGCCAGAACATTCGTGATAGAGGTAGATGGATGCGAAGTGGTGAAGTGGGGGTAAGAATGATAACACAAATAGATCTTGTTCTTTCCCAACCGTTCGATGATTGGTTTGAGTTACTGATCAGTCAGGAAAAGGTAACAATTATTGGAGAGGAATATTCCGCTGACCTAACGGATGATAAGGTAAAGGAATTGAACGATGTATTGACAAAATATCTTGAAGAACGTGAGAAAGAGAAAAATGAGAAGGAAGATGAGTAAATGAGTACCAAGAACATACTGACAAAAACCTGTCCGTTCTGCGGAGGGAAAGCCGAATTGCGTGATAAGCTGGATGGCAATACGGAAACCTATGAGATCCACTGTAATTGTTGCCACATGAATTTCTCAAGGTTCGTATGGAGATGTATGGACGAGAAGGACGTGATCAAGGATTGGGATAAGAGGGTGATTGAATGAGCGATCTTTCGATAGTGGATTGGTTATTCCTGTTCGATAAGATAGATACCCAGACATGGCTGATCTTTGGCTATGTGATTCCCAGTATCATCTTTGTAGCGGCTCTTATATTCCATTGGTGGAGATCATGAAAGGGCGCGTATTCGTAAGGCACATGGATAACGTCAGAGTTACCCATTCCCGGAGGTATCTCAGGCTGGATGGCATGTCTATTGAATTTACCCATGAATGGGAAGATGCTGCCAAGGAGATTCATAAGAAGTACGATGATGAGATGTGGAAAACCACATTGGAGAGGATCATCAGAGCCGGGTTGAAGAATTACAAAGAGGTTGAATGAAATGACCTTAGAGATGGATTCGATCTATAACATGGATTGTCTGGATGGTCTCAAACTAATCCCGGACAAATCCATTGACCTCATTGTGATGGACCCGCCTTATTCATTCCAAAGTACGGAAGGTGCAGGAGTTTATGGTAAAAGCAGACCTTATTATAAGGAAATAAAAACTCTCGCAGAAGGTATCACTAATGAGATTTTGGATGTTCTCTTGGCAAAGATGAGGGCGGTAAATATCTATATCTGGTGCAATAAGGCACAACTCCGTCAGTATTTTGACTATTTTGAAGATAGGGGATGCGCCGTCGATCTCCTGACATGGCATAAGACCAATCCCATCCCAACTTGTTCTAATAAGTATCTTTCAGATACGGAATACCTGTTTTTTGCTAAGGATAAAGGTGTAAAGATATACGGGTCATACGAGACCAAACGCAAATGGTATGTTTCGGAACTGAACGTCGCCGATAAGAAGAGGTACGGGCATCCTACAATCAAACCTCTCAATATAACCAAGAATCTTTTTCTTAATTCATCAAGGGGGGGGGGGGACAGTGTTAGATCCGTTCATGGGTTCTGGTACGACTGCG